TTTACTAATAGTGCTTACAGTGGGTCATATAATATATCAGGAGTAGGTGCTACCACTTTCGAGATATTCTTAAATAATGTTCCAGAAAAATTAGTATATAATTCCACAGATGGAAATATAAAATATATTACTTCATCAAAGAATGTAAAAGGATCAATAAATTCAATTAACATAATTTCAAGTGGATCAAATTACAAAAAAATACCTAATTTTGTAGGAGTTGGCACTACCTCAGAAGGTTCAGGAGCTTCTATAATACCTACCTCCAATAGTATAGGTGATGTTGAAGAAATTAGAGTAATTAATGAGGGTTTTGAATATTCTTCAGATAAAACTTTAGAACCAGAAAGTTTAATATCATCGAGTGTTGATATAAAAAATACAAATACTTTAGGTATTGTTAGTGTTACTCAAGGTGGATTAAATTACACTAGTCCACCAAATATTATAATAGTTGATTCAGATACAGGTGAAGAGATAAAAACTGGATTTATAGAACCTGTCATGTTAGAGAGTAGTATTTTCTCTGTAAATATTACTGAAAAACCAATAGGTTTACCATCAAATAAAGTAACTTTAAGAGCAATTAATAATACAAATGGTATCGTTATAACAGATGTCGTATCAAATGGATCTGGTATTTTTACATGCAAATTAGCTACACCCAATCCCGTATTTCCTATAGATCCATTTAGTGTGGGTGATACTGTTTTTATTGAAGGTATTGAAAAAGTTGAAGATGCTGGATCTGGATTTAATTCAAAAGATTATGGATTTAAACTATTGACAGTCTCAGATTATGATCAGAGCGGTACAACAGCAGAAGTTACAATAGATGTTTCAACATTAACAACAAATACAGGAATCGCAAAGACTGTTGTTGAGACTTTTGCAACTGTTATTAATAAATCCGATTATCCAGAATTTTTTATAACTCAAAATCAATCAACTTTTGAAACAGGTGAAACATTAAGAAGAAAAAATAATGTAGGTAGTTTTTCTATTATTCGAGTTGATAATGGCAAGTTAAAAATTCTAGATAAATTAGATCTACTAGAAGTTGATGATGTTTTAGTTGGAGAAACTTCAGGTAGTCAATGCACCGTATCAAAAATAAGTAAAAATATCGGTAGATTGAAAACAGATTTTTCTATTTTAAAAAATCTTAACTGGAGTGATAATACTGGTAAATTAAGTGAAGATTTTCAAGTTGTATCTGATAATGATTACTATCAAAATATGTCATATTCTATTCAAAGTCCAATTGAATGGAAGAAATTTAGAACTCCTGTAAATAACTTACTTCATACAAGTGGTATGAAAAATTTTGCCGATACCACTATAAAATCTAATGCATTAGTAGGAGTTGGATCAGACACTGATGTTGATTTAATTATCGATTTAATTAATGAAAAGAGAGTAGATGAGATAAAAAATATTGATCTTGTATCAGACGCAGAACCAATTGTTGACAATACAAGTAGGTTTGTAAAATTTGAAAATATAAGACTGACAGATTTTGTTAGTTGTAAGACAAATGATGTTTTAACAATTGATAATATAAATCAAGAATTTACTAATTTACAAGGTAACGTAAATAAATTTTTAGATATATTTGAATTTTCTAATTCTACATCTAGTGAATTATTTAATAATTTAATTGTAGTTACAAAAAGTTCATCTGGAGAAAACAGAGTTCAAATATCAGATTTAATTCTTTTAAGTAATGGAACAAAAAATGTTTTAGTAGAGAAATCTAATTTAATTAATTCTGGCATTGGATTTACAAATATCAATGAAGATAATTTTGTTAATTTTACATTAAATGAAGATGTTTCAAATAAAGTCGTCTCAGGTGTAAGTCAACTTGTTGAAACAAATACTTTAAGATTTAAACCAGTTCCTGCAGCTGATGCAGATTATGATTTAAAAATATTCTCAGCACAATTTAATCAATCTTCAGTAGGATTTGGTTCAACATCAGTTGGACCAATTGATTTAAACTCATCAAATCAGTCTTGCACTACAGGAATAACAACAAATCTAATCGTTGTCCCACTTAATAAATTTGAATCACTGTATGCCACAATACAAATAATTGATGATTCAACTAAAGAAATGAATTTAGTTGAGACTTTTGTCTCTCATACAGGAACTGATACTTTTCTAACAGAGGCATATATTAATACAGATGATAATAATTTATCACTGAATAAATTAGGAATTGTAACTTCTAGTATATCAGATGATAATTTAATACTGAGTTTAGAAAATAATGGTAATAATACTTTAAATTTAAGATCAAAAATTATAGGTATTGGAACGACTGGAATTTCTAATGATACATATAGATTTAAAACAACTGGTCAAGCAGATGGTAGTGAAAGAACTTCGATATATTCTGGTTTATCTTCAACAAATGTTGGAATATCAACATTGATAAGTTTGAATGCTAATGGATTTAATGCGGTTAAATCTGTTGTAGAGGTAAGCATTGGTGCATCTAAAGCTATTCATGAAGTATTATCCATTCATGATGGAGTCGATGCTTATGTGCAACAATCTGGATCTTTATCAATCACTAAAGATAGTCTAACTGAATATGATCCCTCAGTAGGATTAGGAACATTTAGTGCAGATCTTTCTGGATCTGACTTTAGGGTTAAGTTTCATCCTGATGATGTCACTGGTATTTCAACAGTCATATCATTAAATCATGTTTTCTATACACAAATAGATGAGGAAAATGATCCTGAAAGTTTAACTTATGGTGTGATAACTGAAGATAATTCATTCCAACTATACACCTCCATACTAGGTAACAGAATTGAAAAAACTCAATTCAGACTTAATAATAATTCAATACCCATTTTTGCGAAAGTATTTAATCCATCTGATACAAGTATTCTAGATCCTGTAACAGGAAAATTTAGTATTAATAATAATTTCTTTAGAGAAAATGAGGAATTAATTTACACACCTAAGTCTACTTTCATAGGTGTTGGGTCAACTCCGATGCAATTTAAAAACGGAGTTGTAATTGATACTTTACCAACCACAGTATTTGCTAAAAATGTGGCAGTTGGTGGAACATCCTTCTTTATATCAACAACTAGAGCAGGAACAGCTGTAACTTTCATTAGTTTAGGTGAGGGTAATGCCCATGAGTTTAGCATGGCAAAGGCAAACGAAAAGGCACTTATTACAATTGATGATGTAGCTCAATATCCTTTAATAAGAAATAATGTTACCCATACATTAGATAGTAATTCTGGAGGTGT